GAAAAGTCTGCTTCCGATTGGTCTTATAGAAATAAGTTTGAATCTTTTGATACACTAGCTGAAGAAGACCCCTTTGGTTACGTAGGACAACTAGCAGGATATGCTAAAGCACTAGGTAAGAAAGCAGGTGGTTGGTGGGTAGTTAATAAAGCGAATGGTAGCTTTAAATATGTACCTGCTGATGGCATTGACCTTGAAAAAGAAGTTGAAAAGCTAAAAAAAAATGTGAATACGGTAAATAACAATACATTTAAACGCTGTTATGAACCAGTAGAAGAAACTTTCAGAAGCAAACCTACGGGAAATACTGTTCTATCTAAAACATGTTCGTTTTGTAGATACAGAAAAGCTTGTTGGGAAAACTTGCAGGAGATACCGTCATTAGTATCTAAAGCAAAAGAGCCAAAGATGGTTTCATATGTCAACATCGGAAAGGAGCAAATAGCATGACTGATGATAAATCTACAGAGCCAACTCTTGACGAGATGGCTGAACAAATATCGGAAATGGAGAAGCAAATTAGCGAAATGCGTAAGGCATATCGTGATAAAAAATATGCAGGAATCCGATTAGCTATGGAAGCTAGAAAATCTGCAGACCAAGCTTTGCAGGACGAGTTGAAGTCTTTAGGTATGACTAGCATACAAGCCTTTGGACGAGGAACTGTTTGGTGGTAAGTGTACACTGCTAAACACTATAAGGTAGCACGAAGACTAGGTTTTCGTAGTGGGTTAGAAGTTGAGATATCCGACTTTCTTAAAAAACTTAGTGTGCCATTTATTTATGAGGGCATTAAGATTGAATGGGAAGATTTAGCGTACAGATTCTACACCCCTGACTTCGTGTTACCTAACGGTATTATAATAGAGAGCAAAGGATTTTTTACCGTTGCTGATAGACGAAAGCATATTGAGATACAAAGACAACACCCTAAACTTGACATTCGATTTGTGTTTGCAAATGAAAACTCAAAGTTAAGAAAAGGGTCTAAAACATCTTACGCCAAGTGGTGTGAAAAGAATAATTTTAAATTTTGTCATAGGGTTATTCCAGAAAAATGGCTCAAAGAAAGAGGAAAAAACAAACATCCAGATGTTATACATTTTAAAAAGAAAAGGATGAAGATATGAAGCCATTAAACTATTTGGGATTTAAAGATGAAGAAATGAGCATACGTGTGACTCCATTTATGAAGAATGGTAAGTGGACGGGGGACGTTCATTTAGCCGTTGATGTATTTGATACAAGTCCATTAGATGATACAGATTATTTTTCTCTAATGAATTTAGTTCAGATGATGATGTCTACTCCTGCACTTATGGAAGAAGATACTAAATATAGAGATAAATTATGGGCATTAGTACAAAAAGAACTTGACAGCAAAAAGAAGACTGGTAAAGTGGTTTCAAGACAAGACAATATAATTAACATTAATTTTAAAGGAGATACAGATGGCGAAGCATGATAAACACGATGGTTTAACCGAGAGCCTACCAGATTCTTGGACACAAGTAGGAAAAATAAAGAAAATAGTTGACATGGTAAATAGTCCACCACACTACAACCAAAGAGGTATTGAGTGTATAGATGCTATTGCTGCGTCTACAGCAGAAGGATACCAATACTATTTACAAGGTAACATCATTAAGTACATCTGGAGATACAGATATAAGAATGGTGTAGAGGATCTTAAAAAAGCAAAGTGGTATTTAGAAAAACTAATTGACGAATCGAGCAATGATAGTTAAGGTGTTTATAACATTGGATGTGGATAAAGAAGAATATCCTATTCCTGCAGACGGAGATGTGACAGAAGAAATCTCTGAAGCATTAGAAGAGTTTATTTATGATATTGAAGGACTCAAAGTTAAAAATTGTAAAGCAATAATGGGAGGTGATTAATGAACGACTATCAAAAATTTATAGCTGTATCTAGGTATGCCAGATGGATGGACGAAGAAAACAGACGAGAAACATGGGAAGAAACTGTAAGTAGGTACGTAGATTACATTACAGAAAAAGTTAAAGGGCATTTACCAAAGCAACAGATTTATGAAGCGATAGTTAATCTGGAAGTTATGCCCTCTATGAGAGCCTTAATGACAGCAGGTTCTGCTCTTGAGAGAGATAACACTGCGGGTTATAACTGTAGCTATCTACCCGTAGATGACCCTAAATCTTTTGATGAAGCCATGTATATTCTTTTATGTGGTACGGGTGTAGGCTTTTCAGTTGAACGACAGTATGTAAGTAAACTACCAGACATTCCCGAAAACATAGAGGATTGTGACACGATCATAGAGGTTCAAGATAGTAAAGAAGGTTGGGCAAAAGCTCTGCGTAGGCTGATAGGACACTTGTACATGGGTGAAATACCCGAATGGGATGTGTCTAAGATCAGACCTGCAGGATCTAGGCTGAAAGTATTTGGTGGCAGAGCCAGTGGTCCTGCCCCTTTAGTTGATCTTTTTAGATTTACTGTTTCCTTGTTTAAGCACAATGCAGGACGTAAGCTGTCTAGTTATGACTGTCATAATTTAATGTGTAAAGTTGGAGAGGTTGTAGTGTCAGGTGGTGTAAGGCGATCAGCTATGATTAGTCTGTCTAACCTTTCTGATGGACGCATGAGACACGCTAAATCAGGGCAATGGTGGACAACATCACCACAGATGGCATTAGCTAATAATTCCGTGTGTTACACCGATAAACCTGATGGCGAAACATTCTTACGTGAGTGGCTGTCTCTTGTGGAATCTAAGTCAGGAGAACGTGGTATTTTTAATCGTCAATCTGCTGTTAAACAAGCATCAAAGAATGGTCGTAGAAAGTTACATGAAAAGTCGCTGCTTGATGAGTCAGATTCACAGTATAAAATGCACCCACATAGGGATTCATCAAGCTATATTGATTTTGGGACTAATCCTTGCAGTGAAATCATACTGCGTCCTTATCAATTCTGTAATCTGACCGAAGTAGTTATTCGTGAGAAAGATAGATTTGATGATCTTAAAAGAAAAGTTATGTTGGCTACTATATTAGGAACAGCACAAGCTACGCTTACAAAGTTTCCTTACTTGCGTAAAGTTTGGCAAAAAAATACAGAAGAAGAAAGACTATTAGGTGTAAGCCTTACTGGTATTATGGATAATCAACTAACGAATGGAAATAAGCATGGACTTGAAAGAACACTTAAAGCACTCAGAGAAGTCGCAGTCGAAACAAACAAAGAATGGTCACACATCTTCGGCATACCACAAAGCACAGCCATCACATGTGTCAAGCCAAGTGGGACAGTATCACAGCTTGTTGACTCAAGCAGTGGTATCCACCCTCGTCATAGCTATTATTATGTTAGGACTGTCAGGGGTGATAATAAAGATCCTCTTGTTGAGTTTATGAAGGACAGTGGTATACCAAACGAACCAGACTTTATGAAGCCTGATGGACAGACGGTATTTAGCTTTCCAATGAAGTCTCCTAAAACATCTATTGTAAGAGATGATATGACAGCCATAGAACAACTAGAGATGTGGCTAATATATCAGCGACATTGGTGTGAGCATAAACCTTCTGTTACTGTGTCTGTTAGGGATGATGAATGGATGGAAGTTGGAGCATTTGTGTTTGAACACTTTGACGAGATGTCAGGTGTGTCATTTTTACCACACTCCGATCATACTTACCAACAAGCCCCCTATCAGGAATGCACAAAAGATATATACGATAAGTTTAGCAGTGAGTTCAGACATATTGATTGGGATAAGTTTAAAGATTACGAAAAAGAAGACAATACGAAGTCTTCACAGACCTTTGCTTGTTCTGGTGATAGCTGTGAAATAGTAGATATTGGAACTTAGATATGGAAATATTCATAATATATGCCGCACTTTTAATAGGGAATCTTACAAGTTTTGTAGAGTTTAAAGGTACACAGTTTACTACATTAGATAGCTGTAAATCTTTTTATGAAACCAATAAGACTAGCATAGAATTAAGTTTAATTAACCACTTGAAAACTAGACAGCCTAATGCTAAAATACAGTTTATCGGGTGTTCACCCAAAAGTACATTTTTAAACCTTGAGAAAGGAGATTTAACATGAGAACAGGATTAAGCAGAAAAGAACGAGGACTAGGTAAACATGATGCACCGTTAAAGATACAGTTTCAAAAGGGCTACGAGGGTTTCAGATATGGAAAGATTCGTAATCCGTATACCTCTGACACTATGATGCACAGAGAATGGGAACGTGGGTTTAACACAGCCTACTACGACAACTTACATAGAGGTAAAGATGGACTTAGAAAAAGAAGCAAAAGTTTTTATGAGAAGAAAGTACGAAAACATGGACTTTGAGACATACCAGAAGGACGCTAAAGAAACTGCAATCTATCCTAGCAATTTAAAGATACTGTACCCTGCACTAGGACTTGCAGGTGAAGCAGGTGAGGTAGCAAACAAAGTTAAGAAGATTGCCAGAGATCATAAAGGGAAGATGCCAGAGAATTGGCAACACCAAATAGCTTCAGAGATTGGTGATGTCTTGTGGTACTGCTCTGCTCTTGCATCAGATATTAATGTACCGTTAAGTGAGATTGCCTATAATAATTTACAGAAGCTAGGCAAACGTAAGAAGAGTGGGACGATAGGTGGTAGTGGGGACAATAGGTAGTTATTCTGGAAGAAGAACATCTGCGTTTTTAAAAGTTTGTCCTAATTTTAATAATATTTCATGGTCATACATTTCATAGGTTTCATGTTTTCCTATTAACTTGTGATAATTTTTATAAGCAAATTCTTTAGAAAAATCATCTAATCTATCAAATTTTTGTTCTGCTAGAACATTTGCTGTTTTTGAACCTGTTCTAACTCTTTTTAATACAATGTCTCTAACATCTTTAAATATTTTTATTTGGGCGTTTATATAACCTCTTTGAATTTTTGATTTAGAAAAATACTTTCCTGTTCCTTCATCTGATGTAAAACCTTTTGCGTTTTGATACCCTTCACTTGTAATTAGCTTTTCTAACATTTCTACAGCAAATTCAGCTGCAAGAGCATTTTGAACTGCATTATGTTTTGGATTTCTAGTTCTTTTTACTAACTTGTTTGGGGAAATTTTTAATCTTATAAATTCTTTTTCTACTAAATTCTTTTTTTCCCTAAATAAAGCACCATAAACTTGTCTTGATATAGGTGATTCTCTTCTTATTTTACCTTCCTTAAAAGGTGACGTAAGAGGTATAGGTCGTTCATAGGTGGCAGGTCCATATTCTTCTGCAAAATCATACATAGCTTCATTGTAAGGTAATCTTTTTAAACCTGTGTTTACTACTAAACTAAAAAAATCTCTACTATTTGTATCTTTTAAAACTCTAGCATTATCGTCACCTATAAAACTATTTATTACATCTTGAGGTATTGTTGCAGGAATTGTAAAAGTTTCTATAATATTTCCTACTAATCTTCCTGCAAAAGCTTGTAAACCTTCAAAGTCTCCTTCTGCTATGTCAGCTAAACCTTTTTCTGCTGCATACAAACCAAATCCTGTTTTAAACATTTGCATTCCTGTAATAGTCTGCAAGGTATCTCTAAAAGTTTTACCATATGTTTCTTCTGTTATAGGTTCTCCCTTCATTTGTCTAGCTATTAAATCGCCAAAAAATAAGTAAGGGGCTAATGGAAAAAATGGTCTTAGGTCTACAGTTCGTCCATCTGGTGTCTTACTTTCATACCAATTCTCTCCTGCATATTCAGACATTCTAAATGTCGTAGCTCCCATCACTGCTACACTTCCTAATAAACCTTTTGCTAATTCTTCATAACCTTCTACCTGTTCTCTAGCTGATTTATTTACAAGAGCTGCCATTTGTTTCTGTGCATTTTTATTAAACATTAACATTATGGGTGAATGCTCATATGTAAAACGCATAGCATTTACCATAAATCTAGGAAATGGAGCAAAAGAAGTTCCAAAGAAAGGCATGGCATGAACAAAACCTATAAAATCTCTTGCTAGTTTATTGTCGGGGGATCTTTGATAAGTATAATATAGAGTATCTTCTGTAGCTTTCTGTAGAGCATCTAATCCTTGCTTTGATTGACCAAATACATCTTTAAATCTACCATCTTTTATTATATTAATTAAGTTAAAATCTTCTTCGTTAAACTCTTTACCAAATCTTTTTAAATATTCTTCTGGACTTAGCTTACTAGCTTGTGTAGCCATTTTGTTAAGTTCTCTTTTTAGGTTTGCAGTAAATGCAGCTCTTTTAAAAAAGTTATCAGACACTGTATTTATAGCATTTAATCCCCTAGCAAACTTTGAAAGTCCTAACATTTTTGTTTCATTTTTAGTAGCATCTACTACGTCTATTAGAGGTCTAAACAATTTTTCAGCTTTACCTGCAAAAGCATCTCTAAAAACCTGCTCTACTGCTCTCACTTCTTTTTCATTAAAAAATCCTTCAAACACTGCAAATTCATCACTGTTTGGTGTTAATCTTTTTTTACCTGTTATTCTCTGTAATGTTGTGTCGATAATTCTCACGGAAACGTCCATAGGCATACGTATAATACCACCTGCTGCGTTTCTTATAGAAGTTGCAGGTTGTGATGTCATAAATGCAAGTCTAGCAGCATCTAATTCTCTAGCATACTGCATAAAATTCATGCCTGTAGTTTCTACAAATTCTCTATCGTTTCCCTTTCCTATCTTTGTAAAGGCATCTATTTTTTCTCTGCCTAAATTAAAATAGTCATAATCTGTTGCACTGGCTAAAGTTTGCTTTAGATCTTTTTTTATTGCCCCTGCTCGTTGCAACACTTTACCTGCTTCAGACGCATCAGCAACAAATATATCTCCAATATCATCTAATGTTAGATTATATCTTTTCATCATAGGTTCAAAAAACTCTCTTATAGATTTTTCTGCTTCATCAGCTTGTTTTCCACCTTTTAATTCACGTATAGCTCTGGCAATAGTTGATGATATTCTTTCAGTCGGTAGAGCTTCTAGTTCTTCAGGTTTAAGTTTTTTGAGAGCTTCTTCTGAGTTAGCTTTTTTTGTAATTTCAACTAACGCAGCTTTTAAAGGTTTTAATTTTTGAGAAGCTACATTTATTTTAAATGTTTCATCTAATCCACTTTTGGCTGCTATTTCTTGCTCTTTTGATGTTCCTTTTGCTACCTCTTCAGGGTCTAATGGTCTAAGTTTTCCATCTAACTCTTTAGAAATTTTGTCTAGCTCTACTTTTTCTTTGGCAGATATTGTTACTTCTTTTTTGCCTTTCTTCTTTACAGAACCGTCTTCATTTAGCACTTTACCCTGTAATAAATCGTTGGCACTTGCTTCTCCTTCATCTATTCTTTTTTGTATGGCAGCTCTACTAATTGTTATTAAATCTCCAGTTTTTCTTTGGGCGTAATGTATCACACCTGTTTTAGCTGATAATGGTACTA